GAACGTTGATTAATATCGTACTCGTTTATCATAACGTGGTCTAACATACATCGTTTAACAAAGTCGCTTTTTGTTTCGTCTTTACTTGGTTTCGGTATTGGCATTTTCTTCTGTTTGTTCTGGTGTGTATTCGTTATAGATAATTCTTAACTTTCCTACTAAATCACGCAGGCAACTTGAGCAACTTGAAAAAGTTAATCTTTGGCTTAGCACTCGGTTGTTTATTGCTATTAAACTTATTTGCTCATCGCTGGTTAAGGTTTCCGTGTTTTGCTTAAAATAAGTGTCTAACGTGTTAAACTCGTCTTCTGTTAAACACAACGGTTTTGCATACGGAAATAGTTTGTTTAGTTTTTCTTTGCGTTCATCGCATCCGCAATCCTCGCCTGCAATAAATTTAACAACTTTATCAATTCCTGTTGCTTTTGTAATTTTCGCGATTGTATCGCCTAATCCTTTACTTTCGTTTTTCATTTTTTCTTTTTTATTAGTTCGTAATCTTTGTTTATGAAATCTTCGTAGTCTTCCCCTACTTTATTTTTTATTCGTTTTTTGCAAGTTTTAACCGTGTTAAAAATACTCGTCACGCTTATGTTTGTTTCTGCGCTTATTTGTCTTAAACTCTTATCTGTGTTTTTGTAAAGTTCAAATAGTTTTTTATCGTACCAGTGCCAACTGTCGCACTCATTATCTATATTGTTTAATAGATCATTGTATGCTTCGTTTTCTTCGGTGTTGTTTTCGTCTGTTAAATTATGCGCTTCGTCTAATGATATAAATTTGATTTTGTTCTTTTTGTTCACGTGCTGGAGAAAAGTATTTTTTAAAGCGAGCCACATATACCCCTTGCTTATGTTTCCGTCTTTGAACATTTTTTCTTCGCTGCTCCACTTCATAAGCATTATATAAGTTTCTTGGACTATGTCTTCGGCAAAGAAATACTCGCCGAAAGTGTTAACCATTTTAACCCATTCGTTGTGATGTTTCGCAACTTTATTTAACCATTCCAATTTTTCATTGTTTAGATTTAAAGCAAATGTATGATTAATTTTTCAACAATTAACAAATGTAGTTATCAACAATAAATTGTTTGTAATGCAAAAAAGCGCAAACATTTAAGTCTGCGCCTACGTTTCTGGTGTTTTTTCTATCTGTTTTACATATTTTTTAGCCCCTTTGTATCCCACGACTGCATTCAAGAACGCAGATCTCTTAAAAAAGGTATTACCTGTTCATAGAAAAACAAAAGCCGTTACATCGCATTAAAAGCGGTTTAAATCGAATTCTGGGTTTCTGCGTTTTATTGTTCAAAGGCTGTTATTTATTTATGTAATAATCTATTTTTTTAAGTGTTGAAAGTGATACGTCCCTGCCTTCTAAAAAATTAGTGAGTTGAAAAAAATGGAAGGTCACCCCCTTGCTTTGTATTTCCTTAACGATGTTGTTTCGTTTTTTAAACGCTAAAAGTTTTTGTACTTCCATGCGTAATTGTTCATCCTGTATGTGCATATCAAAAAGGTAGATCATTGTTTGTATCGAGCACTTTGTATTGTGGCTCATTATTTTTTATTTGTGGCTCATCTGGTTTAATGTACGGCTCGCTAAAACTTGCGCTAAAATAATTAACTCCCTTTGCGGAAGTCTTAAGCCATAGTGCTATTTCCATTTCTTTGCCGTTGACTAGAACCTTGCCTTTGTAGTCTGGGTGGTTCTCGGCTTTTTTGTTGTCGTTTTTAAAGATTGCTCCTGTGTTGTTTCTTTGTTCCATTTTGTTTATTTATTTAGATTGTTTGTATTCGTGTTTTAGTCGCTCGAGATAAAGTACAAAGTCCATTGCTTCTTCCTGTGCGTGTGTGAGCCATTCTAACGTGCTTAAATCGGTTCGTTCTAGCGTAGTCTTGTATTTCTTTATTCCTGCTTCTGATCGTTCTTTAAATCGTGCCATAACGCTTAAAACGTTTTTGTCTTGTATTTGTATGTTCATAGGTCTATTATTTTTGTATAAAAAGCATTTGTGTATTTCATTAACTTGCACGGCCATTTGTTTACTTCATCGTAATTTACAGAATAAAATTCTGCGGTGCTCTCATTTAAAATGTAAACAAATAAATATAAATCTATTTTGTTTAATCCTTTGTTGTGTGCTTCCTCATTTACTAGTAACATTTCGTATTCTGATTTCCTGCTTGTCTTTACGTCTATTCGTTTCCCATTAATAATTAAGTCTGCGTTTTTGCTTGGTTTGTAATCTAGCAATTGAGCAGCAGTGAACTCATAGTTTTTTTGTGTTAAATATTCCATTGCGATCAACTCTCCTAAAATGCCCAGCGTGTCTACGTGTTGGTTTTTTTCCCCTCTATCGTATCTGGGAGCCTTTATTGTTAGTTCTTTGTTTACTACCGTGCGGGCTAATCCTATTTGTTCTGCAATTATCCAAAAAGATTTAGGAAAGTTAAAAGTAACCATAAATTAAAATTTGCCCCTTCCTGTGAATACTTGGCATTTTAAAACTTCTTTGTTTATGTAAGTGATGTATTGCCATATCTTTTTAATTCGTGTTTTCATATTAGCCATCTGAAAAAATTAATTATTCCTACTATTGCGAACCCATAAAGCAAAAGTGCAATTATTCCTGCGATCGTTTTTTCTTTCATATTGTTTCTATTAATTGGTTAAAATAAATTCTCCCTTCCTCAACTTTTTTTTGTATTTCCCAGATAACTGTTTCGTCTCTTTCAATTTTAAAAACTTTGACTTTTGTTGCATCTGGTAAGTGATCAAAGTTATGCTTTTTTTCTACGTATTCTCTCAGTTCTGCGTCTTCGTCAATTTTAAAATGTTTCCAGTGCTCCCTGCGTATTTCGTCTTCGACTATTTCTATCGGGGTGTTGACTAAACAATAACAAAGCAAGGCTTCGGTCTTTCCTGTTAGCCACATATAACCCTGTAATTGATAGTAATAGTCTTTTGTTGGTATTTCGTCTTCAAAGAACGGGAAGGTGTGGGCTTCGTAACTGCATTTAATGTCTAATAAAATTTCGTTCGTGTTTACGTCTGGTGTTCCTGTTATCCATTCGTTGTTAAAGTGTTCCTCGTTCTTAAAAATAAAACTTAATCCTAGAACATTATTAACTAGACTTATTGCTTCGTCTTCGCATTGTAATCCTTTGTCCGTGTATCTACTTGAAAATTCTTTTTTAATGCCGTACTTGTGTTCCAGCACTAGTTCTTGGATGTAACTCTTTGCGGTCTTGCTTAATGTTTCGGTCTTGGTGCGTGGAGCGGTCATCAACCGCCCCAATGCTGAGCATCTTATTTTCATAATAATATAATTTCATAACCGTTATCAATATACCATTGTAAAGTATCTAGTTCACTTTCATCTTTATAATTATGTCCTACCTGTCTAAGATAACCTTTGTCATCTTCAAAACAATACCACCAAGAGCCACCTTCGGGTTCTACTTTATCTATAAGCCAAATTTTATACACTTTCATACTGTTATTATTTTTAATTGTGCTTCAGTCAAAGAAAACTTTGTTGTTAGTTCTTCTACGGTGTATTCGCCTTTGCTTATTGCGTCTATTGCTTTTTGAAACCTTGCGTTGTCTATTGCTTGTTTTTTTGGTTCTGGCTTTACCTGTTCGCCGCTTGCGTCCGTATCTTTGTCTGTTACTAATCCAAGCATTGAACTTAAAGCGTAACGTCTTAAGTAAGTTATTGCGCTCCCTAATACTTGAAACTCATTCATGCCCTTTAAAATTACTCCCTGCGGAATGTCTATTTTGCTTTCTATACTTTCTGCGCTTTCAACGTGAAATAAACAGGTTGCTATTTGTGTTCCGTTAATTAATTGTGTAAATCCTAGTCCGTGTTTTTTTAGTAGCGGGTTAATCACTTCAAAAATTTTCGGAAGGTCTGCGTAGGTGTATCCGTAGCCTTGTGTTGCTTTGTGGATCACTGGTACTTCTTGTTGAAATTCTGCTAATGCTTTAAATAAATGTTTCATAGTTTTTTGTTTTTTAAATTAGTTAAAATTTGCGCGTTATTTAACAAGTCGCGCTGCTTGTGTTTTGATTTATTATGTTTAAATATTTACCTTCTTTATCTACATGCACATGAAAAATATCTTTTTCGTTATCTCGACAAAGTACGCTCATTGTTCCGTCTGAATAAAAACCGTAGTTTATTACATTTATACAGAAATCGTTTTTTAATCTTTCAATTTTTTTTAGTTGTTCAGTTATTGCTTTCATAGTTTTTGTTTTTTTGTTCATTAATAATTACATACAAATATAAAGTTTATTTATATATAAAACTAATTAAAATAAAAAAAGTTATACACAATGTATTTTTAATTACTTTAATTTTTGTTTATATGTTTCTATTAATTCTTTTAGTTCGTCTTTGCTCCACTTCTTTGTTTTGTGTGCTAATGCCTGAAGTTCCATTAATCTTTGGGATCCTATTCGTTCTTTTATTCCTATCTGGTAGTTTAACAAATTGCCGCTTAGATAAGTGTTGCAGGCTTCGCATTGAAGGTGTACGTTGTCTTCGTTAAAGCGAACGTTTGAATGTCCGCCTTGCGAGTAATAATGGCCTGCGTTTTCTTTTTTGCACGGCTTGCTGCACGAAATACAATTTAGCCCTGCGTCTCGGTGCCTAATAAATTTATTAAATACCTGCTGGGCTATTTTTAAATAATCGTTTGCGGTTTTTAAATTCTCGACTAATTTCTTTTTCTTCTTGTTCCATTCCTTTAACTTTTGTATTTCAACCATTGCTTTTATACATTCGTTTTTTAAACAAAACTTTTGTAGTGTGTTAAACGGTGTAAATTCTTCTTTGCAGTTAAAGCATTTTTTTGTTCTGGCTTTCAAAGTTCTATATTATTTTTTGTAAATGCTACCAATCTTTTAAAGGCCATATCAAAATAAATTTTTTCTTTTTCTATTCCGATAAATTTTCTATTTAATTTTTTTGCAATTAAACCTGTAGTTCCATACCCAAAAAAACAATCTAAAATAACATCGTTTTCTTGCGTAAATTTTTGCATAAAATGTTTTGCGACATCGTCTTTCATAACCGCTTTATGTTCTTTTGGCATATTTGAATTTACTGAAGTTGTTATAATATTTTTTGTATAAGTAGTATTTGATTTTAAACTTTCATTTCCTAATATTAAAAAGTAT